AAGAAGAGCTGCTTAAGATCGCCGGCGAGGACGCTATTAAATTTGCAAACGAGGAGTTCAAAACAAAGTGAAAAAGAAAGCGGATATCGCGCAGCAGCTCGATTCCGTTTTAAAGAAAAAAGAAAAAGGCCAGGAGTTCATGGCCTACTGCCAGAAGCATGTAATCGGTGATGATGACAAGCCGATTACGTTTGACCAGCATCGCGCACTGGTTGAGATTTATTCAGAGCATCATCCAAACAAAAGCATTCTAAAAGGCGCGCAGGTTGGACTGTCAACATATGGAATCGCCCTTTCGTTGTGGCTTCCGGATCAGCTCGGGTATAACGATATCTACTACCTGCCCAGTGATGAATTCTGCAAGCTGTTCATTGAAACGCGCGTTGGTCCATTTTTGCGGCGTAGCCCTTATTTTCAGAACCGCATGAAGCCTGGAAAACAGGCCGGCCTCATCAAGGTTGGTGTTGATCGTTACGCTTATTACAGGGGACTCTTTCAAATCGAAGGCGCAATCTCGATCCCGTCGCATGCGAATATCTACGATGAGGTCGATGTCCTCCCGCAGGAAAATATTGAATGGTCTGAAGACCGCCTGGCTGCTAGTCAGCTGGCCTGGCAGATCTTCTTCTCTGTTGGAATGACGCCGGGCGCGGGCATGGACCTGCGATATGACCAATCGGATCAACGCAAGTGGATTGTTCAGTGCCAGAGCTGCAGGTACGACATGATCCTGGAAGAAGAATTTCCGCAAAACATCAAAGAGAAGCGTGGCGGCGAAGTAGTGATCGTTTGCACGAAGTGCGGATCCGAAATCGATCGCCAGGCCGGACGCTGGGTTGCAATGCATCCGGGAAGGCCGGCGCGCGGATATCGCGTTTCGCAGCTTGCGATCGGCCAGATCGGACTGAAGCAATTGTGGGATCGCTACAAACGCGTGAAGGATTACCCATCGAAATTGTCGAAGTTTAAATGCAGCGTTCTTGCGATCGTAGATGCCGGAGCGATGCAGCCGATCAATGATGCGGTCCTTGCGAATTGCCGGCAGGAAGAATTCTATATGCAGGATTCCGCGCCGTGGTCCTACTGCGGAATCGATGTGGGTGATACTTGTCACATAATGATCACAGATATACTTCCTGACGGGCGGTTCAGACCGCTCTTTTTCGAAGCCTGCCCTTCCGACCGGATCCGCGAACGTCATGCGCAGCTGCGCGATCGCTTTCATTTTCTCTACACGGTTGCTGATGGAATGCCGTACAAAACGGAGATGAAGAAAATTGCTTTCGACAATCCGGGAGCGATGTCGCTTCGCTATTACCGCACGTCAGATTTAAAAGAAGGTGAAGAAAAAAGCACGGATGAATTTCAGGATAAGATTCCCACGGTTTCTATCGATCGAAATCTTTCGCTCGATGACAGCGTTGATCTCTTTACTGCAAAGCCTGCAAAGGTCCTGCTTCCGCGCAAGCGCGAAGGCGAGGACATGGTCGATGAGCTGGATAAGCATTTAAAAATGCTGGTGAAGGAATCTCGCATCGATGCGCGCGGAAATTTGTTTTTTCAGTATAAGAGAAACGTGCCAAACCATTTCGGATTCGCATTTGATAACGCTCGCCTGGCTTCGTTTTTGAGCCACATAAAAGTTCAAGAATACACCGGCGTTTTGCCGGTCTTTGGAGAAGTGGCCATATCATGAAAAATCCATTCGCAAAATTCTTTGGTGAAGAAGAACCGATCAATCTTGAATTCGGAGAACTGGCAAAGCCGACGCCTTCGCCAAATGATCTTCCTGAATCCGGGAGATCGTCGATCGAAGAACAGCAAACGTTTTCATCTCAGCAAGCGGGATTCTCTGCGTTCTTCAACAATGTGGATCCACTGCTGCCCTTTGATTTCATCGATTTCCTATGGATGATGTCGATGGTTAATCCTGCGATCAGCCAGGCCGTTCACAATTACGTGAACATCGCGAATCCAGGCCACAACGTAACGGTCGATGGTCCGGATGCAGCGGTTGAAATGGCAATCAAAAGGATCAACGAAAAGGCAGCGCTCATCTACCAGCGCGGTGTTGGAGTGGATGGATTGATTAATCATATGGTCACACAGATTGCCATAACCGGCGCCTCGTCCTGGGAAGACATCATTTCTCCGCGGCTTGATGGAGTCATCGAAGTCGTGCCTGTTCCTGTTTCGCGGATCCGGTTTCTCTATGAAGGCGGCTCTTACATGCCCTATCAGCAGGTAGTAAACATAACGAACCTTCGCGGCGCAACGGTGCAGGGCAATTTGAACAAATTGAATCCGATCACATATGCCTATTACGCCTGGCATGCAATGGAGAATTCACCGTACGCTCGCCTTCCGTTTTCAGCTGCGATCCTGCCGGTCCTGCGCGAGCATCGGATGTTTGAATCGATCGATTTCATCATGAAGAAGTTCGGCCTTGTGGGCCTGGTGAATCTAATAATTACACCCTCTCCGCGTAAGCCAGGAGAGGCGGATGAGGAATATCGCGCCCGTTTAAAGCGAGAAGCAAAAGACGTTTTGACAACGATCGAAAAGAATTACTACAAAGCCGTGATGGTCAGTTATAAAGATCAGGAGCTGAAGCATTATAACTTTGCAGGCGAGGCGAACGGAGCCAAGGACCTGTTTGACAAAAACGAAGAGCAATTATTTTCCGGGATGTCGGCGATGCCGGCAATGCACGGACGTTCCATGACGTACGGTGAAACCTATGGAATGGTCCTGTACAATATCCTGCTGCGCGATTCCGAAAATTTGCAGCGGTTGCCAAAGCGCCGGCTCGAGCGTACGTATCGCCTGGATCTGCAGCTCGCAGGAGTCGCGATCGACGGCGTCAGTTTGTCCTTTGATAAGAACCAATCGCTGAAGCCGGCAGAAGATGCAACGGCCGCGAAAACGAAAACAGAAGATGTGATCCTAAAAGTTAAGAACGGATACATCAGCCCGGATGAAGGCGCGCAGGAGCTTGGTTATGACGGCGCTTATGACCCGGAGCTTGCGTACAGCGCGCCGGATCTTTCAACGCAGCTCCTTTCCGAAAAGCGTAAGTTGAACGAAAAGGGTAAGGTCGTCTTCTTGAGATTCGATAGGAGCCGCCAGCAGTACATCCACCGACCGGAAGTTGTTGAACTAAAAAAAAAAGAGCTGAGCAGCTAGCAAGCGATTACAAATCCCGCACGGACGAAATACTTCGCAAACGGATTGCCGATTATCTTCGCACAATTTTCCCGGCAACGGATGCAGCAACAAAAGCGGCCGTTGTGGAAGTGATCAGGACGATTGAGAGCCTTCCTTCCGGTGTCAGTGAAACCGATTTCATCAACGCGGTCGACGGCGCCGTCAAGCGGTCGATCCCAGAATCCTATGGTGCACCGGAATCCATTCGGCGAATTGAGACCGCAGTGTTGGATGCTTATCACTTCTACCGGATTGAAGACAAATCGGTGTTTGCCGCCCGAACGGCGCCGTCCGGATTCCGTCTGACCGGCGCGGACAACATCACAATCGATTTCATACGAGAGCTGGACGGTTTCTATTTCAGCGGCTTTGTTTCAAACGATGCGTTCCGGGATCCACTGCTGCAATTCTTCCGTGATCAATATCTTGAGAACGGAGCTGCAATTTTCGGCCGAGGTGGATCCGAAGCACTCGATCGCTTTCGATCGCTTGTTGGAAAAACCATCGATGAATTGAGTGGGCGCCAGGTGCAGAGGATTGTCGATACATCCGTTCAGCGGATGCGCAACTGGGCGCAGGTGGCCCAGATGCACCAGGCGAAAATTCAAAGCATCAAAATCGTTGAGCTCGGGACCGCAGTCGATGAGCTCTGCAGAGTAATGAACGGAAAAGTTATTTCAGTGGGAGCATCCTATGGCGCGATTCAAAAGTTCTCTAAAATGACAGCCGATCAATTCGAGAGCGAGTTTTATAAGAACGGCGATGCTGCGGATTTTGCAGCCGATCCTAGCGGCTACATTGACAAACACGGACTGGATGGAATCGCCGCGCAAGGCAGGGGAATGCCGCCGTATCATCCCTACTGTCACGGAACCATTGTTTATTTTTCTTGAACTCTTCTAAAAAAGTAGTATTATCGGAACCGAAAGAAGATGGCACAGGCGCAAACCGGAATCAAGTTCGGGAAGGACCCATCGCCTGTAATCAGCAAACGCTGTCCCAACTGCCATGCGCTGTTGATGGAGATGCAAATCTACGATCTGCCGTATGCGAAATCTAGCGATGCCACCAAAGTCGAAGCTAAGAATCTCGAGTTTGGTCAGATCCGGACGAAATGTAGAAAATGCAAACGCGAGGTCACGTTTGCGCTGGTGAACTGATCATGGAATCCAGGAGAGCCCTAATGTAAAGCCAAAAGCAACGAGCGCCGGAGAGCGCCGCTTAATCAAAACGTTCCGCCTGCTGGAACGTTTTCGATTAGAGGCTCTGAGAAGCCCGATAAGGACATCTAACGGTGTCTTTGTCGGGCTTTTTTTTTCGACCCGTTCACGAACGCAGCCAGCGGCTAGTAACGGGCATTTTGGAAGCAGCAAAGGGGAAAAATGGAGAAAAAGCGGTTCGAAGCAATAGACAGCAACCGGATCGGCATACAGTTGGCCGTTTCAAACAGCTTCCTTGGGATAGGCGAAGGGGATCAAATTCGCAATCTGGAACTTAGCGCCTTGCAATCCGCAGCTGATCTCCAACCGCAGGATCAGGATTTCATTTACGCGAATTTTCGCGCGTTATCGAAATCCTACATCCCCTTGATCTACACGGATTTTTCAAAGGATGACGTTCTGCAGCAATCTGTTCCGCTTCTGAAAGGCCAGACCGTTTATCCGGATCATCTCCATCGCGTGGAAGCATGGCTGGGCGTTGTGACCGATAGCGTATGGGATGAGACCCTGCGTCCCGATGCGCCCGGGATCAACACTACCTGGAAGATCGATGCGCTGGCAAATCCGAAGATCGCGCGCGGCCTGATGATGAGGCCTCCGGCGTTGCATTCTTCATCCGTTTACGTGGTCTACAGCTATGAGATGAGCCACCCGGACATGAAGCCCTACCAGTTCTGGGACCTGATCGGTGAAGAAGTTGACGGCCGCATTGTTTGCCTGGTTGCCAATCAGATCCTTGCTTATTACGAACACTCACTTGTCTGGCAGGGCGCGGATTCCTCATCAAAGAGCATAACTGATCCGCAGGAACAAATGCAGCAACTGAAAAAGGAAATGAAATCACGACTCGAAAAACCCTCGACTGTTTTTATTTCTGATCCCGCGAAGGAAGCAGCCGCAGTCTTAACAAAATCAATGGAGGATTCAGTGGAAAACGAAATCATTGCAGCAGTGGGCACGATCAAAGTTTTGAGAAAGGAAACGCTCGCACTTTTAGGAATAGAAGAAGAGGATCCAACATTCGATCGAATCGAAGCGGCGATTCTCTCGCTCACCGAAAAAAACGCGGTGCTCGCGAAAGAGAATCAGCAGCTCGCAGCGGAAGCTGAAAACGGGCGCGCATACCTTGCGGACCTGCGAGCGGACGCGCTGCGGCTTGCGGCTATTGTGGAAGCGCCTGGCGGAAAGATGAAGGAGAGCCTTTTGAAGCTTATCGCCGGTGCGTCGCTTGAACAGGCCAGGGACCTCGTATCGATGTACCAGGCGAAAGCCGACGCAATGTTTCCAGAGAAATGCCAGGCATGCGGATCGACAGAGGTGGTCCGCCGTTCTTCGATTGAGCAGCTTGGCTCGGCCGAAACTCTTTCGGTCAGCCGGCCGGAGCAATTTTCACTGAGAAGATAAAAAACACTTTTAAATTTACGGAGGAAATTTCATGAGCAACGATGTTTCGTTTGAAGGAGTGGGACAGGATCTGAATTTAACGTTCAAGTCCGCACTCGTGCAAAACCAGGATGAAGGGAAAACAGTTGCGCCAGACGCGAGCACTGGAAAGACGATCATCGTCTGCGCGGCAGAAAAACCCTTCCTTGGAGTTCTTGGCGCAGTTGAAAAGGACGGCACCGCGAGCGTGGTCAAACGCGGCGCGGTCGTAAATCTGGCTTATGACGATGGGGTCGATGCAGCTCCAGCGCTCGGATATAGCGAGCTTGCCGGCGACGGTGCCGGTGGTTGCAAAACTCCGCACGTTGCAGGAACCGGAAAGAAATACTGGGTTGTCGATATCGACACCTCAGCTAAAACAATTGCCGTTCTTTTGGAAGATTAACAGTCCGCATCCATCAAAGCGGCTTAAACAAGAAATGGCTCGAAACAAAATTTGTTGGAGGAACGAATGGGAAATGAATTATCACCGGAAGTGAAAGAGCTTCTCGGTAAGCCCGATGTCGATGCGGAACAACTGTTAAAGGCGCTCCGCCCGATGATCGATGTAGAAGTTCGGAAACAGTTATCCGCGCCCGAGGTTTCCAAAACGATGTTCAAAAAGCTGGATCTCGATTTTGACATCTATAGCGAATGCAAAAAGCGCGAATTGTCGCTCACGCAGTTGCTGGAAGAAAAGGATCCGAGCGGAAATTATCCGGAGATGAAAACTCTGGATGGCCGATCGCTGAAGCTGGATGCATTTGAGCGCCAGTGCGCAGCGCGGGGACTCGCGATCTCCGGGCCGAATGCAGCGAAGCTGGAAAGCTTCTATGAGATTCCAGGAAACCGGACCCTCTTTCCGGAATACATCAACCGCAATGTGCGCATTGGACAGCTGATGTCCAGCCGTAGCGCGCGAGTTGCGGATCTGATCGCGACCGAAAGTTCGATCGATTCGGGAGTTTATCAGACGGCAACGGCTGATGGATCCGGCGATTTTTCGCTCAAGCGTGTTGGACAGGGAACGCCACTTCCCACGGTCACGATCGTGATCGGCGAAGCTCCGATTACCCTGGCAAAATACGGCCGGATGATGAAAGCGACCTACGAATATTTGCGCCGTGTGAAGGTGAACGTTTTCGGAATACTTCTCCAGTTCATCGGCATGCAGATGGAAATCGATCAGGCGGCGATCGCTGTCGATGTTCTGATCAATGGCAACACGGGCAACAATAATGCGGCCGCTTCGGACGATGTTGCAAGCAGCGGCACATTGACCTATCTCGATTACGAAACGTTCCTCCTGAAGTTTGGCATGTTTGATGCCCAGATCTGGATCGTTTCGATGGCGCGCGCAGCTGCGATTCTGGATATGGATGAGTTCAAAGAACCTCTGCTGTTCCAATTCCCGCGGACCGGTGAAATGGTCAGCCCATTTGGAAAACAGATGAAGCTGAACGAAGGCGTCGGTGATGACGCGGTCCTTGGTGTTGATAATCGGTTTGCTCTGGAAAAGGTAACAGAGAACGGTTCGTCCTTGACGGAAGCAGAAAAGCTGATCGACACGCAATGGCAGCAAATCGCGATCTCTGAGGTCGTTGGATTCTCAAAGATTTTTGCGAACGCCGCGCGAGTCCTGAATATCTAAACGCTTCGAAGCCGCAATTCAAATCGAAGAGGCGGGCTTTATGGCCGCCTCTAATTTTTAAGGCATGGATCGGAATCAACGATGGAGGGCCAACGAAAATTGATTTACCGCTATCTTTGTTGGACATGTTCAACGATTACCCCGCGGGCCGAAGAAAACATCATTTCCTATGCCGCGCACCATGTCGGAAAATGCGAAGAATGTAGGCGCGAAGATGTGAACCTGTATGAATGCAAGAAAGCATGAAAAATAAAAAAGGAGAAATTTCATGGCAGAGAAAATCACTGTTCGAGTAAACGATAAGCTTGCGAATCGGGGCGCCGGCTTCCGCGATCCGGATCAAAAGAGCAATCCGGGATCGATCGCAAAAAAGCCCCGCGATGTTGTAAGAACCGGTTTCGTTGTTTCGCGAATCGGATCCGGCGAGCTGATCGAAGTGAAGGCAGCCAAACAAGAGAAACCGAAGGAGCCTGAGAAATCGGGGAAGTAATTCCAGATGCCGCTTGTTGATGAGGATTATGTGCGGAAGAAAGGGAATCTTCCTTCCGCTTCCGTACTGTCGGACGAAAAGCTCAACGCGTTCTTTTCTGACGCGGAACGTCGTTTGCGTAAATGGGTAGGAAGTTCCGCTTACGAAGACGCGGCAGCCGCTACCCCAACAGACTCCGATCGCGCTCTGGCTTTAAAAGACGCAGAGGCCTTCCTGGTTATTTGCGAAGGACTTCCATCCTGGAACCGCGCAGCGGTTGGCGCCGGCATTGTAAAAGAAAAAACCATTGGAAGCGCGCACGATCAAATCGTACTGCTTACTCCGGATGAAATCGATTCGGAAATCCGGCGCTGCCTGGAACAGGCTGAACGAGCAGCTCAGCCTTATATCATCATCACCGATTTGAGTTTCGATCCGATTAAAGCTTGCAATGATTAACAAAGGATTCAGCATCGACCTTTCGCAGGTGATCAACCTGCCCAAAGAAATGCACGCCGGCATTGTGAACGGTATGGTACGCGTGCTGCAGCGGTGTCGCGGCTTTCTACTGGAAGAAGAGCCACACGTTACAGGAAACCTTCAGACCGCTACGGTTGCGCAAAATCCGGTGGATAAAGGCGGATCCGTTGAAGGCACGATAGTCATTAACCCCGTCAATGCCCAGGGGCAGCCCTACGCCGAATACGTACTGCTTGGGACGGGTCTGCTGGGCCCGCGACATCAGCTCATCTATCCCAAAAAAGCCCAGGCATTGCGCTTCTCCGTTGGCGGAGGCATTCACTTTGCAAAACATACGAAAGGGCAGAAGCCGAATCCGTTTGATGAACGCGCGCTGAATAAAACGGAACCGCTCATTGCGGATGAAATGGAAAAAGGACTGGCGAGCCTCTGATGGATTTAAAAGATACGGTTAAGCAAATCCTAACGGATGAGACAGAATCCGGCGGTGCGATCGATGACGTTGTGAAGGTGCTGACAGTTGATGAAAGTTTTCAGGATGTTCGCAAATTCATCGTGATCACACCCCTTCCCGAACTGATCGCGGATAACGGAGATAACCACTTTAGCCTGGTCAACCAGGATGTAGAAATTATGATCGTTGAAAATGATGAGCAGCGCGACGCCGCGGCGGTGATTGAAAGCATAATCGGCTCTTCTGACAATGTCCGCTTAATTTTGCGAAGAAATCCGAAACTCAGTGGGTTCGCACTCTATACGTCCCTTTCGTCCGTATACATTGCACAACTTGAGCTGATTGATGGAATTGCCAGGCATGGCGGAAAGATCGTACTTCATGCCCAGTTCTTTAAAGAGGAAGCTGCATGAAAAAACAAATGATCTCAACCGAAACTTCAGTCATTTTAAATGGGCGACAAATCAAATTGCTTTTTCCCTCGGCCTCGGTTGAATTCACAAAGAGATATCTTCTTCGACGGAACAACGTCGCGACAGTAATTGAAGTTAAGAAGAGGAGCAAATGATCTCAGCTCAGGTTCAACTCGCAACAGGCCTAAAGACGCTGTTTGAAAATGACGATCGCCTCGCCTCCTACAACGAGCTGGTTTCAACGATGAAATACCGGCCCACCAAACTTCCAGATTTTACGAACTATGCAATCATCATTTCGCCCTTCGCTGAGCGAGAGCAACACGAACGGCATGTGAATTCGCTGGAGTACATAGAAACAGTCCAGATCATTCCCATCGTGCGCAACTACGATTCGGAAAAATCAGTGTATGGATTCGATCCGGATGACGGCGTCGGAATTTTGCAGCACGTTCAGAACGTTAAAGACGTGTTGCGATCGTGCAGCCTGAGCGGATTGATCACGGTTACAAAACATGAGTTTGATGAGGAAGTGAAATTCTCCGAGGTGTTTTCGGAGAACCGAGAGTTCTTCTATCACGAAGCACCGATTCTGTACACCGCGGAAATCAAAGATCCGGACCCGATGCCAGAACCGCATGTATAAAAAGGAATTCGAATGAAAATTTTTTTTAAGACAAAGGGCAAAAGCAAAGTTCGAATTGCTTCCGTCGCCTACACAAAAGAATTTTTGCCGGACGTAGTTCATGAAGCGACCGAAGAGGAATGGCTGATCCATCTAAAAATGACCGGCGAATTTGAACTGACAATTGAGCAAAAAGAATCCCAGCGATCGCTGAAGATGAGGAAACCCAAAAGAATTCCAGCGATCGACGAAGATGAGGAACCCAGACGCGAGATCGAGCAAGACGAGGAAACGATATGAAACGAGCCGTTCTTTTGATTTTTGTTTTTCTTTTCACTTTGCAGGCTTTTGCAATCAATGACGCCAACCGGTGGCATTACCGCACGAACCAGACCGGCACTGCAGCAACCATCACTGCAAAGACAAAAAGCGGAGCGACGAACGCCTGTTATTACCATTTCCGAGTCTGCAATGTGATTGAGCCCACGGATACCGTTTGGATCGATGTAACCGGTACCCATCCATGCGATTCAGGAGGCGCGGAAACCGTTACCACGGCCGTTGCTGCGGACAATTCGAAACCGAGCAGTTGGCCGATCTACCCTGGTTATTGTCACACGTTCGATCTGACAGCACCCAGACGCGAGATCTCGGCCGTATGCGACGCGGGACAAACCTGCAGCGGAGTTGATGTTTATGGTTGGTAAAAGGCTACTGTCTTTTATTCTGATTTTATTCTTGGCCGTCCTGGCTTTTGCGGACGATGATACCTTCACGCGCACCACAGGGACGCCTACGATCGCGCCAGGATCGCTCGATCACGACGATATGAACCTGGGGGACGACTATGATTGGACGGGCGATAACACGCATGCCGGAAAAGAGACCTTCAATGCATTAGTTATCCATCCACCAAGCACTCAAACAATTGCTGATGACGGCGCAGGAACTTCACCAACAGCAACGCTGACTCCAACATCCAAAATAGTTGAAATTGATTGTCTCGATTCGGACGGATGCACTGATGATATTTCGGAAGCAGGCGCATCTGCCGGACAAGAATTGCTGCTTCTTAACGTGGGAAGCAATACCACCACCCTCGATTCCATCGTGGGTCAGATGATTATGTCATCGCAGTTTGCGATGGGACAAGGCGGAACGATTGCGTTTGTGTATTCAGCCACATTGAGCGCGTGGGTGGAAACGGGCAGAAGCGACAATTGAAAAAAACAGAAATTTTGAAAAATTCTAAAAAGGAGTAAGACATGTCACAAAGAGACTTCCAGGTTAAATGGGGCGCATCTTTGAAGAAGGAAACTGCCTACGGGACGGCGCTGGCGGATGGCGAGTTTACAATGCTGCTGCCGTTTCTAGGTCCTGATCTAATCGATACTGTTCCGACCTACGATACAGATGCCGACGAATATGGAAAGGGCCATCCCTATCCGACGCGTCAAGATATCCTGAAGTGGGACGCGCCATTCAAGCGAAGGTTTAAATGCAGCGTGGAAGCGCTTGGTTGGCTGGCGAGTCTTGCCCTTGGAAACGTTGCGACGACGCAGCCCAACGTTGACGACAATCCAACGGTCTACCTCCACACGATGAAGCCGTTTGTTCCGAGCAGCAGCAATGATATGCCCAGTACTTCGATCGTTGAACAGACGAACGATTTCCGTACGAAGAAATATCCTGGAGTCGTCGTTGCTTCACTTATGCTTTCCGGTGAGGGCGTCAACTGGGTCAACCTGGAGGCGGACCTCTATGGATCAGGAAAGAGAGCGGCTTTTGCCGGCTCGATTCCTGCTCTGACGGTTGTGAATTATCTGCGCACTCATGAAGCAAAACTGGAGCTCGGACCATACGGCGACGCGCTGGTCGACATTTCAGATCAACTGAAAAAGTGGAGCCTGAAATGGGACAATGCGCCGGAACTTGAAGATGGTTATTTTCCTTCTTCCGGAACGCAGGTCGATGACGAACCTTCGAGCGGCGCCGTTCGCGGCCGCTGTGAGCGCGGTACTCCGAAGCTCGATTTTTCGATCACATTCCGAGTCAACTCAGATGCTCACAAACAGCATTTGGAAGATAACGATTACATGGCCTTGAAGCTTACGCTTTCCGGAGAAGTGATCACTGCAGGTCAGCCGGAGCTTTTTCAGGCAGTGATCGATCTGTACAAAATCGGCTATGCCGTTGCTCCGATCGGAATCGAAAACGGCATGCAGGTTTATAACATCACCGCAAACACTTTCTACGATGAATCGGTTAGCAAGATCATTCAGCTTGCCGTTCAAAACAAGCACGTAGCCTACCTGGTTTAAGAAGGAGTTCTCATGGAAATTCTACCCGCCGGGGACCAATCAGCGGTCCCCGCAAGACAGAACGAACGTGTCCGAAAAATCGAAGGTTTTGATGTCGGACTGACTACTTTTTTTTCCACCGTTCGTGATGGAAAAAAAATATACCTCCACAACTTTTTGAAACCGCTCGACGAGGACTGGGATACCTACCTGCGCATGCAGCCATCTGAAATGACGCGCGTAGGCAAAAAGGTCTCTTTTGATGGAGATGATACTGGCGCAATCATCTGGTTCTGGGAAAGCTTCATTCAATCGGTAACGGATCCTGCAGGGAATCCTGTATTGCCGGAAGATCCGAATTGGAAAGAACGCGTTCCCTTTCTACATAAACAAAGAGCGGTCCGCCAGCTCACCAGCATCCGCCCGGATGATGAAGAAATGCTGAATCAATTCGGATCACCGGAAAGACGCGTTCAATTGATGGTCCCACAAAACGGCTATCTCTTTGCCGTGGTGCACATCTTCAACGAACCGGAAGATGACGACGCAATCATTTATCGCCGTCTCCGCCTGGGAGCTGAGCGATCGTTTACTGAGTCACGCGGTGGCGCCTTGCAAAAGGTTTCAGTGATCGACCTTCCCGGATATCGCGCGCTTTATAAGAAGCTGGCAAAAGGATGCGGAGAGTACGTTGAAAATGGGGAGAGCTTAACTGGCGCAGATTGGATCAACAAGATTCCTTCGCCACATAAAAAGGCCGCGCTCGATTCCCTATTTTACGAAGACGAAGACCTACTGGGAAACTGAAGCGCGCCATCCGGGTGGCGCTTCTGCGAAATTCGAAGTATTCGATCTGTCCTGGGGAAATGAATTGTTCGATCTACGAAGCGAATCCAAAAACCGCATGCTCAGGATGCGAAAAGAATCTTGGATGGAGACCAGAAGATGAAAGCGATTCGATCGAACGTTATAAGGATTGGATCAATCACATCCTCCGAATCCACGAAAGACAATCGATCGTTCCAATTTCGACGCGGCTTACTAAGGATGAAGTTACCGGTTTGCTTTTAATGCGATCGCAACTCAGCGAAGTACAGGAACTGATCGCTGAGCTGAAGAGGAAGGACCAACAGAGTGGGCAAGAAAGTTCTCATTGAATTCGAAGTCAACACGGCTACCGGTGAGCTGCAAGCAAAACGCCTCATCAATACGTTCGATAATGTTGGCCAGAGCGGAAAACGGGCGGCCGAAGATGGAAGCAATG